GACTCCTATGCAAAAAGTTGTTGTGGCACTGGGCCGAACATTTTGTAAAGATTTCTACTTGATGTGGACGCTACTGCTAGTTTCATACCGCGCTCTGTTGCGCGGCGTTTGTAATAGTCACGGGCAATTCTGTTTCGAATGGCGCCACGACTGTTGTTACACTTATAACAAGCGGCAACTAGATTTGAAGATTCTTCAATCTTGTTGTGTCCAGGACTTGACCACTTGTCAATTAGATGCTCGACTGTTGCTTGTTGTGGTGAGTGATTGACCTTGTTCATTTCACAACTACAGTAATAACATCTGTTATTCTGTTGTGCTATTAAGTTGAACAACGTCATGTTATTCACCAATGTACTTACGAGCTTCTGCCATCAACTTGGCATCACCCTTAGTCATTACTTCCAACAACAACCGCTTTTCTTCTAAGTATGTCTTAGCGAACTTTTCATCATACGCCATAATTGAGCGAGTGTTACTAATCAAATCAGCCAATTTAACCGTTTGGGCTTCTGCAGGAGCCATAGCTGTGTGGGCGCGGTCGATTGCTTTGCGGGTGGCACGATTGCCTTGTTCGGGACGGGATACGTCGGTAAGCCATCCAACCAATTCCGCGACTTCTGGACCGAACTCTTCCTTGATAACTTCAATGGTAACTCCTGTATCTTCAACTACATCATGCAACCAGGCAGCTGCCAACATAGCATCAGTGGCACCCTCGACAGTACTCACGATTGAGAATACTTCTGCTGGGTGAACGATGTAGGGTTCATTTGTATACTTGCGAAGTTGAGCGACAGCTGCGTGTGCTGCTGTGGCGAATATTCTTGCTTTATCTACAACAGTCATGTTAAACCTTTAATTGTGATGCAATTTTATTTGCAGCCTTTTCGGTGAATGCAAAAGTGTAAATCTTATCATCGACATCAATTGCCCACATATCAAGACGACTATCAAAGTATACAGTAATCATCACACTCTCCGCGTTTGTTTCAATATAGGTATTGTAACAGATGCTGAATTTATTGTCAAGTCTCAGCGAATGATAAATAAAGTTGAGGGTCACGAGATTGCAGTCTCTACCCTCTCTAACGCTACAAGGAGCAATCAGCATGGGTATTTATACACCAATCACAATCACGGAAGATTACGAACGCAACTTTAAACCGACTAGATTATACGTCAAGGAACTTAATGGATTAAAATATTTTGGTAAAACTATTAAGGAAGACGTAATTAAATACACTGGTAGTGGAGTTCGCTGGGGGAACCAGATTAAAAAGTACGGCAAAGAGAATATCAAGACCTTATGGGTGAGTGATTGGTTCTATTGCCCTTATCATCTTCAAGAGTTCGCTCTAATGTTTAGCGAATACAATCAAATCGTTGAGAGTGCTGAATGGGCGAATCTGATTCCGGAAAATGGCGGCATTTGTACTGGTGGCTCTAAAAAAGGCCACATGGCCGGTGTTCCCAAACCTAAGAGTGACCGTCATCGCAAAGCGATCAGTGCAACACTAACTGGCATATCACTCGATGATAGACACGGTAAAGACAAAGCGGATGCTATAAGAGCATCAATGTCTTCGAGCCACAGTGGTAAACAAAGATCAGCTGAATCAATAGAAAAGAGCGCAGTCGGTAACAGGGGCAAAAAGAGAACTCAATCTACTATAGATAATCTCATCGAGAGCCGTAAGCACTACAAAAAATATACATGCGAACACTGCGGTAAAGTTACCATGCCGGCAGGCTATTATCGCTGGCATGGTAAGTATTGCTTGCAAAATCCAAATAGAGTATCAAGACCGAATAGTAATCATCCTGTAACACATGTAACCCGTAGATCCGTGTCCATAGAGATCAATGGCGTAATATATCAGACTATGGCAGCTGCGTATACCGAATTAAAACTACCAAGATACCTTATAAAGAAAATGCTAACCGCGGGCATATCGTCGAGTGCGGCTCACGGTATCATCACATTAAGGAAGATGGATGATGATGCATGTGCGGGATCTTCTCCATCTTCTTAATAATATCATCCATCGGTGTCAAAATTACACCAGTTGAGTCCATTCCAACATCCATGATTTTACCAGGTATACCATGAGGATTACCATGACGGTGGCCGTGGAGCATGATTGAGCCTCTGCCCGCGCCATTATGGTCAAATATAGGATAATGACACATGCAAATCTTCACACCATCGTAAATAATTTCTAAATAATCGTGAACTTCTTCAAACGAATCACGGAAGGCCGGAACCTTTAATGTTTTAACATCATGATTACCAGCAACCAGAATTTTAATTCCATTCAACCTAGATAAAACTCTAGCTGCTTCATATCCAGACATGAACGCGACATCGCCCAAAAGATAAATGGTATCTTCAGGTTTAACCAATGAATTCCATTCCAGTATCATTGTTTCACTCATATGTTGAACATCCCGATAAGGAGCTCTTGTTATTGGGCAGAATGATAAAATATTTTTATGCCCCCAGTGAAAATCTGATCCAATCCACACAGTCATCTTCGTTTTCTCCAACTGTATTCAACGCCATCTGGACATAATCCATCTTCTATTGAATCGACACCCATAGTGCCTATAATTTCCATACCGTTACCACAAATTGTGGTTCCGGGCTTGTTAAGAGTCTTATTGTACTCTATAGCAGAGGCTAAGTCAACACAAAGATGAGTTCGTTCAAACCCAAATTTGTCTCGCCATACCACTTTATATGTGTTTTCTTTTTTCATTTTATTTCCATAATAGGTCAAAGTTGCCATTCATAATCTTCTTCACTGAGGCTTCGTTCATTGACCGGTGATCTTGAACTCTATCATCTTGGAATCGATAGGTTCTTATTTTATCGCCTCTCATACCAGAGCCGACTTGTTGCTTTCTATCTTTACTAATCTCACTATTGTAGCAGTAAGTTAGGATATTGTCAACCTTTTTTGTGATATCTTCCATAGCCAATTTTAGACTATTAGTTCTATCACGAGTTTGTGCTGTTGCTATTGTACCTGTTGGTATGTGGGTTATGCGACAACTGTTCTGGCATTTATTTCTTTTCTGGCCGCCAGCACCAGTTCCCGAGTACCATTCAATCTTCAAATCTTCGTTACGAATATTGAACTGTGGTATAGCTGGGTCCACGATTGCGACAGTGACCGTGCTTGTATGTACACGACCTCTACGCTCAGTGGGAGGGACACGTTGAATTCTGTGTCCGCCGGCTTCTTGTTCTAAGCCGGATAAATCAGTACCTTGAACTTCTAAGTGAACTTCGCCAAGATACTCATTTATCTGACGAACTGTTCAGCCCTTGCGCTCAGCAAACTTCTTGTATGCTTGTACTAAATCTCTTGTAAATAACTTGCTATCTTCACCGCCTTCTGCGGCTCGGACTTCTATGATTCGCTTCATTTTGTTTCATCCTTTTCATGTTGATGTAGTTCTCGACTACATCTTTATTTAGTATTCTAAACTCAGTCTTCAACAAGAATAACAATTCATCATCAGTGCTGTCAAATTCAATACGATGCACGTCACCTTCACTAATCTTGGCGGCTCTATTACAAATGAATGTGAAATTTACGCCGAAGTCTCTGGTTAGTACCTGCGGACCAGATTCGTACTTACCGAACTTGTACGGGTAATTACTAGGAACATCGACGTAAATTTCACTGGGCATACCAGATTTCCTTGAAGCCTTCTGATTCTTCTACAGGATCAAAATCTTCAATCATACGCTTCATCACACCATTAGGAATGTGTTTGCCTGGACGTGATGCTAAACGCTCCTTCAATACCTCATCAGGTGGTGTCTTGAACACAACGGCAATAAATTCATATTGCTTCTTAGACAAGGTGTTGAACTTGCGCTTACGACTGCCGATTGTAGTTGAAGTTTGATCCCAGATAATATCCAAACGGTTTGCTTGACATACTAATGCTTGATTTGCCATCAACTTTACGGCAATTGGCATATACTCGTCGAATACTTCCGAGTAAGTCTTGCCTACTTCTTTAGCATGTGCTTCTACAAAGTTATCAGTACTTACTACAGGGATATCTTTAGCCCAGTCTTGATTCTTGATCCAAGTTGACTTGCCACTACCAGGTACGCCTACTAACACATAACAAATATTCTTTTTCATCGCCATAACCTCAATGTTTTCATAATCTCTGGCCAGTCTTCCTTCAATCTTGGTGCAAATACTGCACCAACAACTGCGCCGTCTAATCTACTTTCACGGAGTATACTACAATTTTTGATGGTTGTCAATTGTTCGAATTCTTCTTCAGATACCACACAGGTTACTTTTTTAAAGCTAGACTCTAGCCATTCCTTAGTCTCTGGAAGATCCTTGTAATTTAAATATCCAATTAAACCAGCATGTGCCGCAGTATTGAGTGCGTGACCAGTAGGTACCCACTCAAGAATTGTGATATACATCTTCATATGTCGCCTTCGTAATTCTTAGGCACGATCAAACCTGAGTCCAATTCGATGCCGTTGATTGTATGTGGTTCGTCCTCGTCGTATGTCCAACCAAGAGACTTCATCATTAGATGTTTGACCATCAAGTTAGGACTACGGAACACTTCTGTATCATCGAATCCCATCATCACGCCAAGTTCGCAAACTGCACCACTGCGGCAGACTCCAGCAACACAATGAACGATCACATTCATTCGTTCTTCCTTGGCATGTTGTAGTAATCTCACTAACTCAGAGGCTTGAACGTCAGTGACTTTAAATTCTTCTCCCCATGGGTCATTCTGTTCCAAGTCTAGGAATTCAAATTGATGGGTCTCACGGAATTGATATTTAGGCACTGGGAATTCCATTGCCGGATCAACAATTTGAATCAACATGGAATTAATACCAGCGTCGATGTGGTGACCTTTGACAATGTCACCTAATGATACGTTTTGAATCCATGGCATATCGTCTCCTTTGATAAATATTGTATGACTAATCAATTTCGCAAACTACTAGATATCGTTGAATCCAGAATGGATCATATTCAATACTCAGATGAAGACACTAGCAAGGTTGTTGCTAAATTATACTCCTATAACAGTCAAATTTATACCAAATTGGCACAAAAAGTTCAGCGTATTGAACAATTGGAAGCTGAGATGAAGCAACTCAAGGAAGAGGTCAAAGCTAGTACAAGAGGTGATGTAGCAGATTTGTTTGATGCTGAGGACGCTGTAAAGACTCGTGTAGTAGAGACTGTTAGTTTTATAATTCAGCTTAGTAAAGACCCTAAAGAGACTGTATCTCCAAAGTACAAAGATATTTTGGAAGCGCTGTCTACTCATATGACTCCAGAACTCATCACAATGATGGAGAGTTTAAAAAAGCAAATGGTAACAGTTACTCAAAAGAGTCCCAGTCTAAAGATTACTCCTAAGGAGGAGCCAGTAACACCACTATCCGAAGGTCGTCTTGGTGACTGGTTATCACGATTTAAATCTTTTGTTGCTAATTGGGGCGCCAGTTACGATGCTAAGCTGGCAAGACTAAAGCAAGCTGCTATCAGCTGAGTATCCCGCGTTTCTGCTGGACGAATCGCATAACTTCTTGATACATTAATTTAACATATCTCTTATACACCGCGTACTCTTTGCGGTTCTCGGGCTTTCTATAGTAATGACCTACTTTATCATTAACATAATGAATGAAGTCATATGCATCCACTTCGCCCACTATTCCCTCTAGTTCTTGGAGGGTTTGAACCATATCTAGTCCTAAATCCTTTATCATGGAGATTGCTAATTCATGACTAAATGATGCGATTTCCTGTGGAGATGCCATATACAATTTATAGTATCGCTGATCTTCTTCTGGAGACATAGATGGTTCATCACTACCATGCATTCTGTTGTGAAGGTCTACGAATTCGCCTTTTTTCTTATCGAGATAGCTCCGATATTCATAATCTTCATGTTTTCTACCAGCAGTTCCCTGCGCGGCGTGTTGTAACACATGAACAACTTCATGCACTGTAGTACTTGCTATTTTTTCAATTAATTTATCCGCACCATTAAATACACCGTGTAAATAATCGCGTTCGTTTCTACCAATTGACTTTAGGATATACCAAAGACCGTCTGATAATTCGCCTTCACCGTATGAATCTTGCACTATATCTAGTACATTGTCCATGAGTTTTCTAGATATTCTGCTTACCAAACGACTATTGATTTCAATAGCATCATTGTCAGCAAGACCATGAACAGCGCCTAAATCTGCGAAGTTTACTTTGGAGACTTCAGACTTTGGCAGACTAGCATCTAATTCTTTTTTAATAGAGTCAGCTATCTTTGCTGCCAGATGTAGGTCAAGTGCCTTTTTGAGTTCATATGTCAGTGCTTTTGATTCAGCAGTGTCAAATTCCTCTTCGTAGTATTCATAAACTCCCTTAAACTTGTATAGGTCACCTAGTGCTCCAGTGATACCGGAACGGATCGCTTTAACAACTGGTGTATATAAGTGCGAGGCTGAGATTGCCTCTGAGATGAATTCATGTACGCGCATCTCTTATTTATCTTGGTATCTCAACGTGAATTCGAATCACGGGCCTCCACCATGTCAAGGTGGCGCTCTAACCAACTGAGCTATTGAGATATAACAGGTTCCTAAATGTGCTACCATTACACCACGATGGTGACCAACCCATCGCTGGGATTCGAACCCAGACCGCCTTTATGCGAAAAAGAATTTTAATATTGCTGAATGGAACCTAATGGTCAACTTAACAGGATACATTTACTTTTGTCGGCTGCTCTACCATTGAGCTACAATTAAGGTGGGATTCGAACCCACAACACGCTGATTGGATTAAGTAATTTGCTGTTAGTATCCTAAAACTCTCGGAGAGTATGTACACTCTCCTTCCCTATTAGACAATGTACATACATCTAAGAGGAGTACATGACGGGTTGCTTATTTTTAGATTAAAAGTCTAATTAAGTTGTTTGCTGAACGCAACCCAAAACTTGTTACTCAGTACGTTCGATTAGGTGATAACCAAATTGAGTTTGTACTGGAGTACTTAATCGGCCCACTTCTAGTCCAAATGCTGCGTCTTCAAATGGTTTAACCATCATGCCACGACCGAAGTGACCTAAATCACCGCCGTTTTGTCCGGATGGACACTTGCTTACATTCTTAGCTACTAAGCCGAAGTCTGTACCGCCAGAGATTTGCTCATGTGCTGTCATTGCTTCTGCTAGTGTAGGTACTAGGATGTGTCTTGCTCTTACTTGTGATGTCATTTTGTTTCCTTGTGTATAGTAATTGTATATCATTCTGTGATATTGTCAATATATTTTGGATAATTATGGCAGGGGACCCAGAACTCGAATCTGGAACG